CTAAAAGTTACTAATAAATGGCTAGAAATTCAAAGTGAAAGAGGTATGCAGAAAATGCAGACTATGTATGCAGAAAATGCAGACTCTACTATTAAGAAAGAAATTAAGAGAGGAGTCCCCACAGAAAAGCAAGTAATAGAAGCAGGTAAACAGCTAAACATAAAAGAAAAAACATGTATAAGTTTCTACTTGTTCTATGAGTCAAAAGGGTGGAAAGGGATATTAGATTTTGTACCTCTTTTGAGAAAGTGGAATATGAATGAAAAAGAAGATACCAATACAAGCAAAAAGGAAAAACTATGGGGATAGAAGAAAAAGCACAAAAAGCGTTTGATCTAAAAAACAAATATCTTCATGAGTATGAGAGAGACAATATCAAGGAAGCTAAAAAGCTAGAAGTTGAATATCTTACTCTAAGGAAAGAGGTCTTACTTGAGATAGATAACACCAATTCAAGACAAAGATCAGAGCCAATATCTGAGGTTAAAAAAAGAGTAGCAAACAAAAAGAAGCCTAAGCGCATAGAGACAGGCATAAGCGAATTAGACTATGAGTTAGTTGACGGTGCAATGAAAGCCAGACATTCCAAAGGTGGTTTTGCATTAGGCAACTTTATACAGATAGCAGGCAGTAGAGGTAGTGGTAAAAGTTCTATTATGATGAAGATATTAACGGGTTTTAGTAATTATGAAAAAACGTGTTGGTTTGATTTTGAAATGGGAGAAAACAGGGTGGTTGAAAAGTTAGATGATTTTGCACACAATGATAATAATTTACTTTATTATGCTTCATCAAGACTTTTGGCAGATGTTGTGGGGGAAATAAAACTTTTAAATGCAATAGGAGTAAACCATTTTGTAGTAGATAGTGCCATGAAGATTATTGTTCCGAATGTAGATAATTATAATAGGTTCTCATCCATCAGTTCTGAATTATCTTCACTTACAAGCTCTATGGGTGTAAATATTTATATGATAAATCAAATGTCACAAGATAGCGAAAAGACAGATGTTTTAGCAATTAAGCATGGGAATGATGCTGAGTATGATGCTGATTTTATTTTCTTTATTATGAAGCTAAGAAAAAAAGATGAACATGGAAAACTAATGTCAGATAACTTTGATATGCCAATATACGACGAAGAAAATAGACTTATAAAATGTACTAAAAATCGTCAAGATGATAGACTGTTTTCTGCAAACATTCCAAAGAGTTCAATTTTTGGAATAAATCCAGAAGTGGTGGAATATCATGGCTAACACAATAACAAAGCACAAAAAGGATCTGTTTTGAAAAATAGAAATATTATACATTCCGATAATTGGGCAACACCAAAAAAATTATATATTGAATTATTTGATGAGTTCAACTTTGATTTTGACCCATGCCCAATAAACACAGAAGAAATTACACCAGAAAAAGATGGTCTGCTGATTGAGTGGGGTGATCGTAACTTTATAAACCCACCATATTCTAGAAAGCTAAAAGATGCCTTTGTTATTAGAGCAGTGGAAGAGAGCCAAAAAGGTAGGTTGTGTGTACTTCTGTTACCTGTAAGTACATCTACTAAGCTTTTCCATGAGGTGATACAACCAAACGCGAAAGAGATCCGTTTTATAAAAGGCAGAGTAAAGTTTGAGGGGGTAAATACAAAAGGTGAATTCGTGACAAATAAATCTGGTATGCATGACTCAATGATAGTTGTATTTGGAATAGCACAATGACAGCCAAACAACAAAACCAAGAAAGGCTATCCAAGCTCACAAAGCAGATAGCAACAGGCGAGGCAAGTAGTCTTGAGAGGCTAGAATTTTATTTAAGGAAAAGGAAGATGATATGAGAGGAAATATTTTTAATGAAAATTGTGATGATATGAGAGGAAATATTTTTAATGAAAATTGTGATGATACACTTGAAAGAATAGAAACTAAATCTATTAATGCAATTATCACAAGTCCACCGTATAATATTATACGTCCAAACTCTACAGACAGAGGCTATGATTTATATAAAGATGGGATGTGTAATGAAGAATATATAGCATGGACGATAGGGCTGTTTAACGATTTTTATAGAATATTGGAAGATAAAGGTGTGGTGATTTATAATATGAGTTATGGCACAGAAAACACCACACTAATGAGCATTACAATTGCAGACATAATAAGGCATACAGAATTTACACTTGCAGATATTATTGTTTGGAAAAAAGACAGTGCAACACCAAATAATGTTTCCTCAAATAAGTTAACAAGGATAGTTGAGCATATCTATATTTTCTGCAAGAAAGATAATTTTATGGACTTCTCAGCGAACAAAAAAGTAGTAGCAGAAAGAGAGACGGGGCAAAAAATATACGAGAATGTTTTTAATTTTATTAAAGCGAAAAATAATGATGGCTCACAAGATATGAATAAGGCAACTTTCAGTACAGACCTAATAAGGAAACTTATCGACATTTATGTGCCAAAGGATAGTTTGATATATGACCCATTTATGGGGACAGGTACAACAGCAGTTGCAGCAGTTCAAAAAGATTGCAATTTTATAGGTTCTGAATTGTCACTAGACCAATGTGTTTATGCTAGAAAAAGAATTGCAGAGGCAAAAGGTGAAGTAGGACTGTTTGAATGATAGACAATGACAAAAAGGAAAAGGTTTATCAGTATCTTGGTCTGCCTTTTGGAAGTTTAAATAACGAGGGTGGAAACGATTGGAGGATAGCAGTTGAGGCAGTTGAAGCAGAAGAAAAACTAAAAAGGAAAAACTCTGACTTTTCAAATATTAATTATGGGTGTGAAATATCATATATGAAAAAAATGGAAGCTGCGAAAGAGATAAATGATAAATACAAAAAAGGCACATTATGGCGGAAAAAATGAGACATACAATTAAAACAAAGAATGGTAATTATATACTTGATGATAAAATAGAAGATGAGGTGCGAGACATGATAAACAACGGGCTTGACTACACATATATTGATGGTAAGAAAGTTAGTGTGTATTCTGATCTGCGTAACTCGGAGGGTAGAATAACTGTAATAGAGGTGCAAACAGACAACACAGAGAATAAAAAATGAGAACCACCCCACCCGGCAGACCCATAGGCACAGCAGAGAAATATTTTATCGGAGCTGTCATAGGCGGTAGCGAAATAGTGGCAGAGCAAAGATCATATCTAGAGCCAAAATACATAACAGCATTTACAATGAAATGCGGGAAATGCAAAAGTATGTTTGATATGAAGTACACACATCTATCCACTATTGCAAGATACACAGACAGCATATCTTGCGGTTGCCTATCAGGTTCAAATATTAATCCAACCAAAGAGCATAAGACAAAGAAGCTGTTTAGGGTCGCAGCTCAAAAGGCGGAAGCCTCGTATCTTATACTCAAAGACAATAGACCCCATAATGACAGCATGGATACAGCGATCATGCATTTTAGAATGTACATAAACGAACTAAAGCAAACTAGAGAGGATGTAGTTTTAATGTTAAGACGTGCATATATGGCGCGAGACAGCAAGAAGCACATAAACGATGCACTTAATATCATCCAAAAAATACCGATATAAGTGGTATTTGGGTATAATGCAGTATGTGCCTATCGAGTAGATGGGCTTAAAAGAGAGTTTATAAGACTCACTATCTCTTCCTCCATAGTCGAGGTGAGTCTGTCTTATAAGCTACAAAGACTATGGAGGTCTACAATGAACGAAAATCAAACAAAATTATCGCAACGAGAAATAAAATTTAGAGCATGGGATGTCCCAAATAAAGAAATGAGATATTCAAATAAGCATGATGGGGAATTCTATATAAACACAAAAGGTGTTATGTATATGTATAAAATACCAAATAGTACAAAGTATTATAAAAATTATGCCCCTATGCAGTGCACTGAGCAAGAAGATAAAAACGGCGTAGAAATTTATGAGGGGGATATTGTTAAGCTAAACACTTTGATAGACAAAAAAGAACGAGGTAGTTTTTGGGAAGATATGCTTTTTGAAGTTAAGTTTGAACGTCAATCATTTATCCCATCAAGGCTTATAGAAAGTGAAGTAGTCGGAAACATCTACGAAAACCCAGAACTCTTAAAGGCTTAATATGAAAACAAAAATCAACAAAATAAATTCAATGTCAAGAGACGAAGCGATCAAATATCTAAAAGCTATACACTTGTCAACCGTAACCGGGAGAGAGCGAACAGTTCTTATTGAGACAACCGAAGACAGAATCAACAAACTGAATAGAGATCAAGCATTTGTGACGGTTAGTGAGGTTGATGATTAATGACGCACCCACTACATAAATATGGCAAATCAGCACGATATGGGAATAGCATATCAGACCTAGAGAAAAGAACAAGTACTGCAGCGATGGTGGCAGCCTGCGAATTTTCCATAGATAAATATAAAGAAAGACTTGGAAAGAAGTCGCACATCAATGGGATAATAAAAGAAGCGTTAGATGCATATTTCACCAACAGACCAGAGCAATACGAGAGTTTCAAAAATGATCACCTTAATGAAGTTATGGAAAGCGATATAAAAAAGATAGATACATATCAGTGCTATAAAGAGTCATTAGTGCCATTACTACACAAAGGCTATGCTAAGCTATGTGTTAGTCACGCTTTAGACATAGAAGGGGTTAAGTATGAGTGATTGCCAACTATGCAGGACAGCAGGAGTAAAGACAAACTACCTGGCACAACTCAAATGCACAAACCTACCGAAATATCACTACACAAAGAGAGTCGGCATCAAAGCATATGAAGACGAGGCTGTAGCGTTAAAGGCTCAACTCGGAGAGATATACTGGATGCTGATGGATAACAAGAACATGACACTGGCAGACTTTTTCAGGAAGCACATGAACAACATATACAGTTCTGCAGGCTCATTCTCCACATCAATAAATAATATGGCTTTCAAGATCACATCATTCTCTATGCGTTTACCTACGATGAAGAGAGTCAAGTATGTGATAGAGCAGTTTGAAATATATGAGAGGGGATGCGATGACAAAAGCAGAACAGCTTAAAAAGACTAGACAGAAGAATCCAAATGAACACATAGATGACAATAAAATCAAGTGGATAAAATCACTTGCTTGTTTCGTATGTAATTGCGTTGGTGGCTCAGAGGCACATCATACTATTATAAAGGGCATGGGAGGCAGAGATAAGCGTAATGATCGCTACTTAATACCATTGTGTGCCATGCACCATCGAGGAGCGTACAGCCCACACGGGAGAGACGCCAAAGAGTTTTATGACGAATATCCTAAGCAGTTTATCAAAATGAAAGCAGAAGAGTATCATTCGAGGTATCAAGATGGGTAAAGAGATCCCATTAGAATACGAAGAACAAAAGACTCTTGTGCAGTGGCTAAGATACAATCATATTATGCACTTCGCTCCAACCAATGAAAACAACTCCCACAAACAAAACAGAAAATATGCCATGATAGCCGAACAGAAAGCCAAAGCTGCAGGTAAATTAAAAGGGGTGAGTGACATTATCGTCATGCTTCAAAATAAAATACTTTTCATCGAGCTAAAAAGAATGAAAAAGAAGCTCAAAAATGGTGACTTCTCAATATCCCATACAAAGATAAGTAAAGAGCAATATGTGTTTATGACATCTGCCAATAAATTTGATTACGCAGAGGCAATAGTGTGTTACGGAGCAAGAGAGGCAATCGAGTTCATTAAAGGGCATAAGGATTTGTGATGGGTGATACTTTCATATTGGAGTCAGACGGCGGAGGGTCATGGTATATCTGCGAATGGCTCAACTCTAAGAACTTCCATATAGTGAAAGTATTTTATAAGAAAAGCAGAGCACGTGAGTTTCTAGGTGCTTTACAGATGCACAAGGATACCTTGAAAAACTAAGGTTTATGGTGTGTGCTATAATGGGGAAAGGATAGATATGAAAAAGAATAAAGGTGGCAGACCTAAACTGTTCAAGAGTCCAGAGCAAATGCAGGAAGCCATAGACTTGTATTTTGAAGAGTGTAATAACAACACGATAGAGGTGTATGATAAGAAGCAGGAGTGTATTGTGCAACTAAAGAAGCCCATCCCATATACTATTGAAGGACTTGTGTGTGTACTTGATATTGACAGGAAGACCTTATTGAATTATCACAACCGTGAAGAGTTTTTCCCCACTATAAAAAAGGCAAAACAGGAAATCCTTAGAAATCAAGTGGAAGCAGGCATAACTGGGGTAAGTGATAAGACTATGACAATCTTCCTTTTGAAAAATAATCACGACTACGCAGACAAGACAGAAATCAAAGCAGACGTAACCCAAACAGTCACAGAGATAAAAAGAACGTATGAGTAAGACACTCTCTTTTAAGGTGCCTAAAAAACTAAAGCCTCTTGATGAGAGCAACGCGAGGTATAAAGGTGCAGTCGGTGGCAGAGGATCTGGAAAGTCATACTATTTTGCGGATAAGCTAATAGATAGGTTTGTAGAAAACCCAGACCTTAACTGGGCTTGCATGAGAGAAGTTCAGAAATCAATCGCAAAATCATCAAAGAAACTATTGGAGGACAGAATAAAGTATCATGGATTACATGACTATTTTGAAATACTGCAGACAGAGATAAGAAGCAAAAGAGGAAGCGGTGAGATAATCTTTCAGGGATTACAAGACCATACCGCAGACAGCATTAAGTCATTAGAAGGTTTTGACGGGGTTTGGGTAGAAGAGAGCCAAACTATTACAGAGCATTCCCTTGATCTCCTTATCCCTACATTCAGAAAAGATGATTCAGAACTTTGGTTCAGTTGGAACAGAAGACTAAGAACTGATGCAGTCGAAAAACTATTTAAAACAAAATCAAACTCAATACTAATACATATTAACTATGTTGACAACCCCTACTGCTCAAAAATAATCATAGATGAAGCAGAGGAGATGAGAGAGAAATCCCCAGACAAATATGAACACATTTATTTGGGTGGTTTTGTGGACACGGTAGGGGATAAACTTTTTAGGTACACAGCGGTCAAGGATGCGATGGAACGTAAACAGGCAGACGTTGATAGAAGCGGTGTATATATATTTAGTGCAGATGTCGCAAGATACGGGAATGACAGTTCTGTTATGTTCAAGCGTAGAGGCTATGATGTGTACGAAATGCAAGTTTTCAACAATATAAATACTATGGAGTATGCAAATCGTATAGCAGGAGAGATAAGAAAGTCAGACAGAGCACCTGATGCAGTGTTTATAGACACCATAGGTGTTGGTGCAGGTGTTATGGACAGGGTAAAAGAGCAGGGGTATAGAGCAATAGACGCAAATGTATCCAATAAAGCCCAAGAGATGGAACTATATGCCAATAAACGTGCAGAAATGTACTTTGAACTAAAAGAGTTTATAGAAAAGGGTGGAAGAATCCCAAACGATGAAGAGCTGATGGAAGAATTGCTAAATATTAGCTATGTTTATACAGAAACAGGAAAGATACGCATAGTGAAAAAAGAAATCCTCAAAGAAGAACTAGGGAGATCCCCAGATAAGGCAGATGCACTTGCACTTTCTTTTTATGCTAAAATACGAGTAACACACAATAATACATTCACGAATCAAAGCTCAGGGGCATGGCTGAGTAATTAAAGGGAGCAAATGAAACCTATATCATCTCAACCAGTACAGACAAGAGAGAATAACTCTGAAGAAGCAATACTAGAGGAAGCCAGAGAGAGGGCAGCGATAGCACTTTTTGGATGGAAAGAAACATTCAAAAATAGTAGAGAAGACGAAGCCTTTATCGCAGGTGCTCAATGGGACGCGGAAGCGTTAAGAGATAGAGAACTTGATGGCAGACCGGCATTAGTCATCAACCAACTGCAGCAATACATCTCACGAATTGCAGGCGCACAAAAGAAGCAAGTGCAGGAAATCAAAATATCTCCGGTAGAATCCAACTCCCAAGAAGAACTTTCCATAAAAACCATAGGCAACAATGATGTCAAAGTATCGAAAGTGCTTGAAGGTGTTGTCCGGAACATACAATCAGTATCTAATGCCACAGCACACTATAAGACAGCGTTTAGGCATGGGCTTACGGGTATTGGATGGCTCAGAGTATTAACAGGCTACTCAAGGCAAGACAGCTTTGAATTAGACATTAAGATTGAAGCGATAAGAGATAGGCTTTCAGTATTAATAGATCCTTCTGCAAAAGAGAGTGACTACTCAGACGCGGACTACTGCTTCATCCACGAAAGAATATCCCATGAAGAGTTCTACAAAAGATACCCTGGCAAAAAAATAGGAAGCCTTGACGAAACATCGGACACACGATTTTGGGGTGACGATAAGACAATCACGGTATCAGAGTATTTCAGAAGAGAACCAGTAACGCGGACATTATGCCTTCTAAGTTCTGGTGAAACAGTTTACAAGGATGATGTTAAAGACATAATGGATGAACTCGCGGACAAAGGCATATACATTGCCCGCGAAAGAAAAGTCAGGACTTATAAAATTATATGGTCAAAGATCACCGCTAATGACATATTAGAGAGTGATAGAGAATTTCAGACATCTACTATACCAGTTATCCCGGTATTAGGTAGAGAAGCAATCATCAACGAGAGAAGAATATACCAAGGAGCAGTGACACACGCGAAAGATCCACAAACAATGCTTAATTTTTGGCAAAGTGCAGCCACAGAGAGAATATCACTAGCCCCTAAGTCACCTTATGTTGGAGAGGCGGAATCAATAGAGGGATATGAAGCTATGTGGAAAACGGCAAACGTCAAAAACTATAGTTTCCTTCCATACAAAAAAGGTTTCCAACCACCAAGAAGAGAAGCCCCACCAAGTATGCCAATGGCAGAAATGCAGATGTCACAGACTATGCAGCAAAACATACAGTCATCTATCGGTATTTATGATGCATCACTAGGAAAAGCAGGAAATGAAACAAGTGGACGCGCAATCCTAGCAAGACAGAGCGAATCAGATACAGGCTCTTTTGAGTTCATAGATAACCTCACTAATGCTATGAGAAGAGTTGGTATTCTATTGGTTGAATTAATCCCTAAAGTGTACGACACTGAAAGAATACTCAGAATTAAAAACCCTGACGGTTCAGGTGATTTTGTAGAAATAAACAAGGTGGTTACAGATGAACAAACTGGTGAAGATATTATTGTTAACGATTTGGCTATGGGTAAATATGATGTTGTGGTTACTACTGGTGCTTCTTATGCTACCAAACGAATTGAGACGGCAGATAGTATGCTTCAATTTGCACAAGCTGTTCCCCAGGTTGCATCCGTAGCGGCAGATTTGATCGCAGAGAACATGGACTTTAATAATTCAGATGCAATAGCAGAAAGGCTCAAAAAGTCACTACCTCCTCAGATATTATCCAAAGAAGATCAAGAGGAATTAATGAAAGACCAACCAGCGCCACAACCAGACCCTAATTTGGTTATGCAGCAGCAAATGGCACAAATGAAGACGGATCAAGAGAAGCTAAAGACCCAACAAGAGCAACTGCAGACCCAACAAGAGAAGATCAAGCTTGAAAAAGAAAAGCTTGAATATCAAAAAGAGCAAGAGGAGTTAATGGCAAACACGATCACTGATCGGATAAATGCTAAAAACCAAGCAGTAGGCAACATAGTAAATACCATGAAAGGTGGCAGATAATGGCAATCATATTAGATACTATTAGAGATGCGATGATCGAAATAGGTGTAATTAATCCTATAGATGAACAAACACCCCAAGATAACGAATATGCGATGAGGACACTTAATCGGATAATTGACGGGTATAATATCCAAAACCTTATGGTAACTTATTTAGAAGATATAGAAATAACTAGACCAGACGAAGGGTACAGTAAAGAGTATGAACTTGAAACAACACCAATAGAGATTAGCTCTCTTTATTGGGTAGATGATGCAGGCAATCAATATAAGTCCATAGAGATGACCACTAACGACTGGTTGAGGTTCAGAAACATTACAGCATATGCAGTCCCGGTTAGACACTTAGTGCAAAAAGCCGAAAACAACGCAACTATTTTAAAATTTAACTGTTTCCCCATTGACAATTTAACGCTTCACCTCCTTGCTAAAAATCCATACACAGGAACAAATGGGCAGGGAGAAGAGTATATCCCAACGGATAACATTAATTGGACAAGAGGATTTGAAAAAGCACTTATGCTTAGGCTTGCCATTGAGATGTGCCCCTCTTACGGTATTGAGCCATCTCAAACACTGATAAAAAAAGCAGTTGAGGCAGAAAGTAATATCAAAACCTACAACTTCCAACCAGAGACGCTTGAACTTGACAAAACTTTGAAAAACAAAGGTAGAAGATCATGGAGGGGCTAACAAGTATACCTTTAACTATCTCTTCCGGCGAAGGGTATTCAAAAAAGAACAATAACTCACTATTGAGAAACCTTTATGCTACACAAGATGGGCAGGGGTCAAAGTCTCAAATTGTAATAATGAATACTGACGGCACGGATCTGGTGGCGGAAACGATCTCAGACATATATGGCATATACGAATTTCAAAATGATATTTATGTTGTTATAGGCACGGCACTTCTCAAACTTAACACTGTTACCGCATCACTTGATGAAGTCGCGATAGTTGATTTTGACAGAAGAGTATCTATTGCAGACAATGGCACAGATATTATGATCGTGGGTGGGAACGGATATGCTTACACCCCAGAGACTAACACGATTAAAAACATGGTAACAGAGCCGGGATGGTATGAGTCGGACACGGTGGCATACATGGATGGATATTTCATTTTTAACCGATCAGGCACAGGGCAATTCTTTATCTCAAAACTATTCAGCACAGAATTAGACGCTATCGATTGGGCAACAGGAGAAGCAGCTCCGGACGATACAATCGCGGTAATGGTGGCAAACAGGCAACTATGGGTAATGGGAGAGAGAACACTGGAAGTATGGTACGACAGTGGGAACCCTCTTTTCCCCTTCACTAGAATATCTGGTGCAGTGGTAGATATCGGAGTGGTCACACACATGTCTATAGCAAGAGTAAGAGACAGTATCTTCTTTGTTGGTAACGACTTTAGGGTATATGCAACAAATGGTTACACACCGATAGTTGTATCGACCCCGGCTATCGAAAGAAAACTTGATGAGGGGAATACAAGTTCTGTTTATGCATTTACATACACCAACGAAGGGCACTGGTTCTATGTTTTAACGGTTAATAGCGATACAACGTATGTCTATGACCTAATTACAGAACAATGGCACACAAGGTCAACTGGTGATATGAAAAAATGGATGGTGGAGGGGGCAATAAACCGATCAGCTAAAAATATTCCAGTGGGGTACAGCGAAAACAAACTCTACACTCTATCTATTGATCACTTAACAGATGACGGAATACCAATAAAAAGAGAATTGATCACCAACCCAATAAACCCAACAGTCAACAGATTTACTCTCCATGAAGTAATGCTTGATATGGAAGTATCAAAAGAAGAAGATGCAGAAGTGGTTATAAAAACATCCGGAGACGGTGGCAGAACTTGGAGCAATAGACACTCGGCATTTATGGGTAAAGACGGTCATCATCTTCAAAGAGTGAGATGGTCACGCCTTGGCAGACATAGAGATTGTTCTCTTAGGTTTGAGATCACCGACCCGGTATCAATTAGAATACTTGGGCTGCATGTGAGGACTTCATAATGAAAGCAATCCCACAAATACCAACAATGGCACAAATAGTATCTAATGAAAAGCCAACTCAAGCACTTGTTAGATATTTGCAAGATGTTAACGATGTATTAAAAGAGATACAGGAAAACATGATAGAAGAAGCACCGGAAGACGGGAACAGTTATGCAAGAAAGGATGGGGCATGGGTCATTATCCCCTAATTATAAAAGATAGATTAATGGTACAATATACCAAATAGAAAGGATTTAATATGTCACTAACAGCAGCAGCGGTATCGTTAGCGCCTACGGTAATTGATTGGCTTTTCGGGTCTGATTCAGAAGAAAAGGCAGCGGAAGCACAAATAAAATTTGAACGTGAGAGAATAGCAGGCACAAAAGAAGCAGCCACTCAGGCAAATGCACTCATTGATCAAAAGGCTAACTGGGCATTTGATAACATCCATAGAGGAGAGAGTGACGCTAATGCATTACTTGCTCAACAGTATGGGAATGTAGCAGGCATAACCTCTCCCTGGCGAGACATGGGCGCACAAGCCATCGCAGGGATGAGAGGCACACCAGACTTTAATTTTGAGAAAGACTTTAGTTTTGGTGCAGATGACTTTATGAAATACAAAGATCCTTCTTACGATTGGAGGCTGAGTCAAGGTGTAGAAGCACTTGACCGAAGTGCTGCATCAAGAGGGAACGTATTAAGTGGCGCACAAAATAAAGCAGTTTCCCAATATGGGCAGGATATGGCGAGTCAAGAGTATCAAAATGCATTTAACAGATATGGTGAAGAGATGGACTTTAATTTCAATAAAGATAAAACCATCTATGATACAAACTTCAACCGTAATACGATCATGGCGAACTATGGTCAATCTATGGATAACCTACTTGCACAATCAGGGAATCAATTATATGGAGACATGGCGGCAAACTCTTATGACAGAGGTACAAATATCGCCAACATATTAAATAGTATCGGTCAACAAGAAGGGGCAAACCTTATCAGTGGAGCGGCAGGAGTTGGAACATCTCTATCTAATATCGGGCAGATCACAGCAGATAGTGTAAGAAATCAATCCCAGATATTTAGTACAGGGCTTGAAAATATGTT